ACGCAGGCGGGGGCGGCGCGCGCGTGACCGCGAGTTTCGGCCGCATTTTTGAGGATCCTGTAACCGCCGCTCACATTCCGTGACATGCCCTGGGGGTGATCATGGGTACCCGTGGCCCGGTCGGCCAGCCCGACAACGTCCGCGCCCTGCGCGGCAACCCCGGCGGCCGGCCTGCACCGGCCCGCGTGACCGCCGCGCCCGGCGTGCCGGACGTCCCGGACTGGCTGGACGACGAAGCACGCGCCGAGTGGGACCGGATCGTGCCCGACCTGGACCGGCTGGGGGTGCTGGCGAAGGTGGACCGGGCGGCCCTGTCGACGTACTGCGCGGCGTGGAGCAAGTTCGTGGCGGCTGAGCGGCTGCTGCAGGACGACGATCTGGTGGCCGAGCGGCGCGCGGGCAACGGCCCCGCGAAGAACCCGGGCTGGCAAATCTGGCGGGAGGCGGCGACGACGGTGGCGGCCCTGGCGAAGGAGCTGTTCATCACGCCGAACTCCCGCCTGCGCTCGGTGAAGCCGGAGGGTGACGACCATGACGAGGGGGACGGCATCCTCGACTAAGGGCCTGCGCGCCAGGCTCACCGCCGAGATCGACCAGGCCATTGCGGGCTGGGTCGACGAGGGCCTGGTGCAGGGGACCGAGTGGCTCGCCGAGGGCCGCCGGCCGCTGCTCGTCACGCCGTTGCCCGCACAGCCCGGCACGTGGTTCGACCCGGACGCCGTGGTCCGGGTGCTGAAGTTCTTCAAGCTGCTGAAGCAGCTGATCGGCAGGCACGCGGGCCGAGAGTTCATCCTGCTGGACTGGCAGGTGCGCTACCTGATCGCGCCCGTCTTCGGGCTGAAGCGCGCCGACGGCTACCGGGTCATCCGAACCGTCTGGTTCGAGATCCCCCGCAAGAACGGCAAGAGCACGATCTGCAGCGGCCTCGGCCTGTACCTGTTCGCCGCGGACCGCGAGCCAGGCGCCGAGGTGTACGCCGCAGCCGGCGACCGCGAGCAGGCCAACATCGTGTTCCGGGCCGCGGCCAACATGGCCTCGGGATCACCGCCGCTGAAGCGGCGGCTCGGGCGCCGCGGTATCCAGCGCAAGCTGCTGGAGCACCCGGGCACCCATTCGCTCTTCCGGGCCCTGTCCTCGGAGGGGCTGCGCGCGCACGGCCTGAACGTGCACGGCGGCATCGTGGACGAGGTCCATGTGCACCGGAACCCGGACGTTGTCGACGCCCTGGAGACGGGCACCGGCTCCCGGTCGCAGCCGTTGATCGTGTTCATCACCACGGCGGACGACGGCGCGGAGTCCGGGTCGATCTACGCGACCAAGCGCGAGGAGATCGAGGCTCTGGCCGGCGGGCACGCCGAGGACCCCACGGTGTGGGGCGTCGTCTTCGGCGCCGACGACAGCGCGGAGGACTTCAACCCGTTCGACGAGGAGACGCTGCGCACCGCGAACCCGGGCTACGGCGTGACCGTGCTCGCCGACTACCTGGCGGGCAAGGCCGCGCAGGCGCAGCGCTCGCCGCAGCAGCTGAACCGCTATCTGCGGCTGCACCTGAACGTGCGGACGAAGCAGACCACGCGCTGGCTGCGCATGGAGGACTGGGACGCCTGCGCGCGTACGCGGGCGGGCGTGCCGGTGCCGGTGGAGTTGGAGGCGCTGGAGGGCCGGGCGTGCTACGGCGGGCTCGACCTGTCCTCGACGACGGACATGACCGCCTTCAGCCTGTGGTTCCCGCCCGAGGACCCGGACGACCCGGATGAGCCGCACATCTGGGTGCCCTGGTTCTGGCTGCCGGAGGACCGCGTCAAGGAACTGGAGCGCCGCACCAAGGTGCCGCTGGGCCGCTGGGCGGAGACCGCCGCGCACGCCGGGCCCGCGCTGCGGCTGACGGAGGGCAACGTCGTCGACTACCGGGCCGTCCGGGAGCTGATCACCGAGGATCTCGCCGAGCGGTTCGACATCCTCGCCGTCGGCTACGACCGGTGGAACGCGACCGAGACCGTGAAGGAACTGGCGGATTCGGGCCTGGAGATGGAGCAGGTGTCGCAGGGCTACGCCGGTCTGAACCAGCCGTGCCAGCAGCTGGAACGGCTGGTGCTGTCCCAGCGGATCGCGCACGGCGGGCACCCGATCCTGCGCTGGCACATCGACTGTGTCGGGCTGAAGACCAACACGGACGGCTACGTGAAGCCGGTCAAGCCCGACCGGCAGACCAGCGCCAAGCGCATCGACGGCGTGGCCTCCGGCCTGAACGCGCTGGCGATGCACCTGGCGAGGGTCGAGCCGGAGGAAGAACCGGAGCCGAGCATCCGCGTCATCGGCGCCTGAGCAAAGGAGGAGCCGGATGGGCGAGTGGATGCCGTGGGTGTACGAACTGTGCGGCCTGGCCGCTGGAGCGGCTGGGCTGGTGCTGGTCGGGGCCGCCCTGGGCGGCGTCCTGGGCGCAGGGCTGGCGCTGCTACCGGTCGCTGGCGTCCTGCTGGTGATGGGCAACATGACGACGGGGGGTGAACGCTGATGCCGCTCGCGCGCCATCTTCCCCTCGTGCGCACGATGCTGCGCCAGCAGGAGCGTAGCCGCCGCAAGAGTCTGCCTCCGCTGACCGGCACCCGGACCGCGGCCGACGTCACGGTCACCCCCGAACGTGCGCTGCAGCTGGCCGTCGTCTACTCGTGCGTGCGGCTGCTCGCCGAGACGGGCAGCATGCTGCCGACCGGCGTCTACCGCCGTGAGGGGGCCTCGCGCGTCCCGTTCGACGAACACCCGGCCTCACCCCTGCTCACGTATCAGGCCAACCCCGGTCTGCCGTCGGGCGAGTTGTGGGCGCAGGTCCTGGGGTGGATGCTGCTGCGCGGCAACGCCGCCGTCTACATCGAGCGTTCCAACGGTGGCCAGCCGGTGGGGCTGTGGCCGATTGCGTGGACCAGCGTCGAGCCGCGGCGCGTGAAGGAGACCGGGGAGCTGGTCTACAAGATCACGCTGGAAGATGACGAGTGGGCGCCGATCCGTGAGGCCGACGGCCTGGTGCGCGCCGAGAATCTGCTGCACTTCCGTAGCTTCGGCATCGGCGGCGTCGAGGGTCTGTCACCGATCGGCATGGCCCGCCAGGCGGTCGGCACCGGGTACGCGGCGACCGCCTACATCGGCGGTTTTTTCGCCCGGGACGCCTCTCCGGGTGGCATGGTGTCGGTGCCGGGCAAGCTGACCGATGCCCAGTGGGAGCGGCTGAATCGCCAGTGGCTGGACCTGCACGAGGGGTTCGACAACTCCCACCGCCTCGGCGTCCTGGAGGGCGGCGCGAGTTGGCAGAAGACGACGCTGTCCCCAGCGGACGCCCAGTTCCTGGAGGTCTACAAGCTGACCAGGACGGAGATCGCGGGTATCTACGGCGTCCCTCCCCACATGGTCGGCGACGTGGACAAGAGCACGTCCTGGGGGTCGGGCATCGAGCAGCAGTCCCTCGGCTACGTCATCTACTCGTTGATGTCCTGGCTGACCCGGGTGGAGCGGACCGCGCGGCAGCTGTTCGGCGGCGACCCCGCGCTCTACATGAAGTTCAACCCGGACGCGCTGCTGCGCGGTGACACCACCCAGCGGTTCGCTGGCTACGCGCAGGCCCGCCAGTGGGGATGGATGTCCGTCAACGAGATCCGGGCCAAGGAAGACCAGCCGCCGATCGAGGGCGGCGACGACTACCTGCAGCCGCTCAACATGGTGCCCGCCGGCAGCGCGGCCCCGGCCGAGCAGCGTGCCCTTCCCCGCCGCCCGCACGTGCGCGCGGACACCGCCGAGTCGCCGTCGCTGGAGGAGCTGCCCGCTTGGGTGCAGCGGCACCACGAGCAGATCGCCGAGTACTTCGCCGGGCAGGGCGAGCGGGTGGTGGCTGCGCTGGGCCTGCGGCCGGACGCGACCGCCGAGGAGATCATCGACGAGGCGGCCGAGAACGAGGAGTTGACCGCAATCCTGCTGCAGCTCGCCCGCGGCCTGGTCGGCGAGGTCGGCGCGCAGACGGCGGCCACGCTGGGCGGAGCGTTCGCGGCCGAGCAGTCGCTGGCCGTGCTGGCAGCCGGGGCCGCGGCGACGGCGGCGAACATCAATGCCACCACCGTGCGGGAGCTGGCCCACCAGTTCACCGTCTCGAACGCACCCCGGGACGTGCTGGACATGTTCGGCCGGATGACCGAGTCCCGCGCTCAGCAGCTCGCCCGAGCCCGGGTGAACTACCTGTCCGCCTTCGGCGCGCACGAGGGAGCGAAGCAGGCCGGTGCCCGCACGAAGACGTGGCGGGTGTGGGACCCGAACCCGCGCCCGAGCCACGCCGAGGCCGACGGGCAGACCGTCGGCATGCGGGAGATGTTCATCATCGGCACCCACCAGGGGCGCTGGCCGCACGACTACCTGCTCGGCGTGGACGAGATCGCCGGGTGCACCTGCCGACTGCAATTCAACCTGTAGGGAGGCGCGATGCCGCGCACTCGTGAGGTCCGCGCGTTCCCGCTGACGGACCTGCAGATCCGGGCCGCCGACGACGAGGCGGCTCGGCTGCGCTTCCGGGGCCGGGCGATCGTCTACGACTCGCTCAGCGAGGACATGGGCGGCTGGCGCGAGCGCATCGTGCCCGGCGCCGCGACCCGCACCCTGGGGCAGAACCCGGACGTGCGGTTCCTGATCAACCACGATCCGAACCTGCTGCTGGCCCGCACGGCGGCCGGGACGGCGACGCTCACCGAGGACGACGCCGGCGTGCTCGTCGAGGCGGACATGGCGGACGTGTCTTACGCCCGCGACCTGGCCGTGTCGCTGGAGCGCGGCGACATCACCCAGATGAGCTTCGGATTCTGGGTCACCGCCGACGGCTGGTCGGGCAACACTCACGAGGTGTTCGGCATCGACTTGGACGGCGGCGACGTCTCCGTGGTCACCTACCCGGCATTCGCCGCAACCTCCGCCGAGCTGCGGTCGGCCGCCGCCCGACAGCTCGGCGACCCACCCGTGCCCGAGCCTGCGGCGGTCACCCGCGCACTGCAGGAGGTCCGCGCGGGCAAGGTCCTGTCGGCGGCGAACCGGCAGCTGGTGCAGGACGCCCGCGACGCGCTGGACGCGCTGCTGGAGGCCGCCGACGCCCGCTCCCTGCCCGAACCCGGCTATCCGGTCGAGCGGGCACGGCACCGGCTGAACGAGCTGGAGATGCTCGCCCAGCTGTAAC